CTGCTTCGGTCCATTAGGGAAGATATCCCAGAACACGCTTGATGCAAACCGCGCCAAGTCAAACGAAGGATTCAACGCAATACGCGGCACCGTGCTCGAATAGTAGGGCTCAATGTTGTACTGACCAGCAGCCTCCTCATCATGCTTGAAATGTGAGCTCAGGAAGAAGCGCGGCTCCTTCATGCCAGTAAGACGAACAGAGAATGCAGACCTGTCAAAATCAATGATCTTGATCAGAACTCCATAAGTCGGGACACGATAGGTAACTCCGTGATGACGGTAGAAGACATACTCATCTGTGGTCGGAACATACATCACATTGTTCCCATGCAGGTCATTGTGGATGAACCCAAACATCCTCTGTGCATACGCAAGTGCAAACACGATCTGTGCAACCCATGCAGTCTGTTTCTCCTGATCATCCGACGTCTTGAGTAGATCATAGAAGGTTCCTGCGCACTTCTCCATGACGGTCGTGACAACAGGCACACCCGTGAACGTAGCCCATGCAAAGTCCTCTTCATCTTCTTCCTCATCATCCTCTTCGATTCCATCGCTACATGCACAGGACTGAATGTCAAACACATCCTCATCCTCTGACTCAGAGTCCTCCGTTCCCTCAGAATCAGAGGGAATGTCATACTCCTCAACCACACTACCAGTAACCGGGTCATCTACGTGCTCGGCCTCAATATCCTCCGTGTCAAGCTCAACATCCTCACCGACTTGCACAGCAACACGCTGGCTACGAGTATGGGTAAACACATCACCTCCTTCAGAACGCAGACGGAGCTCAAATGTCTTTCCAATGTTATCGACGAACCACTTGCGGTCGCACAGATCCTCATAATCATCGGAGATGTTGATCTCATGCTTGGATGCAAGTGCAGCATAGACACCGTAGACGCGGGGAAAGTGCTGGCACTCCGAAAGAACAGTCGATGCAAGTGCGCCCACATATGCAGCCGTATGGGGACTCTGCATCTGTTCCGTATATCCCTTCGCTGTCTCTGAAGGTTTGGGCAATCCAAGTGCCGAATACTCACCCTTCATCGTCTTGAATGGACTGAGAATCATGGTCGTCTTGCGATGGACCTCTAGCGTTTGTCCCTTTGTCGTCTTGATGTGACCTGCATCTGCAACCGATTCGATCTCCTCTGGAAGCTTGATTCCATAGTCAGACATGGCCGACAACTTCTCCGTCTTGAACAACTGTTCGAGAGATGGAAAAAACGGTTGGACATGGGTAAGGTCCCACGCACCTGCCTGTAACTTCTGCAGACGATGAAGCTTTAACTCGACGGCTTGGGTCCTCAAATCCTTCACCATTGTGTGTTGAGCAAGGCAATGAAACATCGTAAGCAGACGCGGAACACTTTCTGCGGGTCAGAACAATGAACTTCCAGTTGCGAAAGTTCGACATCAACATGTTAAAAGACCGTTGCGAGATTGATTCTCGCAAAAGTCCGATGATCGTCGTCATCGGTAAGAAGGACACGGGTAAGTCCTTTTTGGTGCGTGATATTCTGTATAACACTCAGCAGGACTTCCCAGTTGGAACCGTGATCTCGGGTACAGAGGTTGCGAACGAGTTCTTTCAACATATGGTACCTTCAAAGTTCATTCACGATAAGTACTCGCCTCAGATCGTGATGAATGTGATCAAGCGACAGATGAATGTCAAGCAGAATCGCAATAAGGCGAAGAACTCAGGAGGTGGACAATCGAGCATTGATCCCCGTGCATTCCTGATTCTCGATGACTGTCTGTACGATTCGACCTGGATTAAGGAAGAGTCTACGCGATATGTGTTCATGAACGGGCGTCACATTGACATGATGACCATCATCACCATGCAGTATCCGCTCGGTATTACACCGAACCTTCGTACGAACGTAGACTTTGTGTTCATTCTTCGTGAGAATATCTTGGGTAATCGCCGTAGGATCTACGAGAATTACGCAGGTATGTTTCCGACGTTTGAGATGTTTTGTACCTTTATGGACCAGTGCACTGAGAACTTCGAGTGTCTGGTGATTTGCAATAACGTAAGTTCGAACAAGCTGGAAGACCAGGTGTTTTGGTATAAGGCTGCTGATCACCCGCCCTTCAAGATGTGTGACTCATCGCTGTGGGCGAACAATCAGCCGTTCCATTCTGCAATCCTTGCAGCTGACGAGTATAACGCTGCGACGATGAAAAAGAAGAACGCAGGTCCTTCTGTATGGGTCAGGAAGGAGAAGGATTAACGGCGAGTGGTGCGACGGGAACGCTTTGTCTTGCGACGTCCACCCTTCTTCGGGGGGTTCGGCTGTCCATTGGGATCGCGATCAGGCTCCTCGGGATTGCCGTTAGCATCGAGCTTAGGTTTCTCGCCGCTTCCTCGCTTGGTCTTGCGACGGGACTTCTTGTTCTTCTTGGTCTTGCGACGGCGACCACCATAATTCAGATCCTTAAAGTGAGGGTCCTCTGGAACAGGGGCACCCATCTCCTCAAGAAGCGAAGAGGCAAGCAGAACCGCGTTGCTCTTCTTATCGCCTTCGTAACGAAGACCTTCTCCCAGTTTGATTCCTTCCTCAACGAACTCGGTAAGCCCAATCACGAGAATCTTATCGTTCTCCTCGGCTTCCTCCTGCTCCTGTGCATTCTCGTCTGCCATCGCCATGACTTCAACCGATGCCGACTTCTCACCTGCACGTGCAAGGATATCTACTAGGTCCAGTAGTTCTTGAACAGACGCACCCGCATGAAGCTTTCGGACCCTAATTGCCAGTGCCTTCTTATACTTTCTACCCTCAGCAGCCTGTTTCTTTACTTCAGCATCCCACGCCTTCTTTTCTTCTTCCGTTTCTTCGCGTTTCTGCTTTGCGAGTCCCGCTGCAGCAATACGCTCACTACGACGACGAGCTTCGATATCCTCCATGTTATCAGACGAAGCTGCCGGTGCAGCTGCCTTCCTTCCCTTCTTAACGTCTGACATCGAAGAGTCTGCCGCGGCGGGAACGGAGGAGGGAGCGGGTTCTGAGGAGACGCCATATTTGGCATTCTCTGCACGCATCTGGGCGGCTAAATCACCAGGTGCTGGCTTTCGCTTTTGTATTGTCGCTACCTCTGGAAGAACAACGCCCGTATTAAGCACACGTTCGAATACTCTCCTGGATTCCATCTTATTTCAAACCAATATTTTACTCACGCAGCACCCCCTCCGTCGGATGGACAGCCTGCGAAGCATCCTCTAATGCCTTCTCTGCCGCATTCGCCTTACGACGACGCTCGTTCTCCTCCTTCTGCTTCTTGATCGACTCCTCACGCTGATCGGCGAAGAACATCTCCTTGTTCACCTCGTTCTCCTTATACTTCCGCATCAGCTCGTTCAGCTCCTTCTCGGCATACTCGACCTCCGGCATCAGGTGCTCCGAAGGGTCCCATGGCAGCCACGCACCGACCTTACCGATGAACAGATTGTCCTTCGGGTAGCGACGCTGCAAGACCTTCGCGAACATCTGCGTCTCCTCGACCGTCGAGAAGCAACGACGGACCTTGACGCCACGCATGTTCGTCTGGAAGTCGACCTTCTGATCATACATCTCCTGGAGATCCTTCTCGTTCTTGAGCTGGAACACTGCGAACTGCTCGTGGATGTCCGTCTTCTTCACCTCCTCGTGGTGAACCTTCGCGAAGTCCTGGGCATCCTTCAGAAGGTCATCGATCTTGAGGTCGTACTTCTTCGAGAGAAACGCCATGTACTTCTCCATGCCCTTGATCTTCCACTCATAGTCCATCCACTCGATGAACCGCTCAAACATGAAATGCTCCTTCTGCTTGATCACCTTCTCAGGGCTGAGAAAAGAGATGATGCAATACTTCTGCGTCGGGATCTCGGGGTCCTCATCTAAAAAGTCAACAGCACTTCCATCATCATCAGTCTTCGGCAACGAATAAGGCTCTCGGGGCATTGTTTACATTATTCTTTTATATGTAAGTTCCACGTTTTGCCGCGGTGTATCTTCCCAATACACGCACGCTTTACGCCATATAGGTCAGCAAGTTGACGCTGTGTTAAACTATTTGAGTTCTGTCGAATCTCTTCGACCTGTTCAAGTGTAAGTTTCGCCTTTCCATTTGTCTCACCTCGCGGCTGTCGATTCGAACGCAACTTGTCATCAACGTTCTCTTGATTTGTTCCTTCGCGGAGATGTTCGGGATTACAACATGGTGGGTTATTGCACGAGTGCAATGCACACATTCCGGATGCAAGTGGACGCCCGAGAGTATGTTCCAATGCTATCCGATGTGCTTTGATATTCTTACCATTCATCCTCACTACACCATACCCTTGAGCAAATCGGCACGCCGACCACTCTCTACAACCTCCCGGAGTTGTCGTTAACTTTGATTCGAACCACTCCCAGAACTCAGATTCAGACATATTGCGTCGCCTAGGATTCATGTGATTAATTGACAGTGTAATTTTATATTTCGTTTTCATAAATGTATGACCTCCTGACGACCGCGTTGCTGTTCATTGCCCTGACGCCCGGTGTCCTTCTGTCGCTGCCTTCAAGCACGCACGGCGATATCTTGACGGCCGTCGTCCATGCCCTGGTGTTCTTCGTTGTCCTTCGTTTCCTTTCGGGCCTCATCCCGTGGTGGGCCATCTGGGTTGTTGGCGTGGGTGCGATCGGATACAAGTTTTACACCCCTGCCTCTTCTGGATTGTGAGGGGTTCCAGTTTAAATAAAGATTGTAATAATCTATCAATGGGGTATATATACAGAATTGTATGTACGGCAAACGGTAAGTCTTATATCGGTAGAACCTTACATGATCCAATACAGCGATGGAAACAGCATGTGTATAAGGCGAAGAGAAGTACTGTCAAGACATTGCTCGGACATGCGATCAATAAATATGGTGTAGATGCATTCCGGATCGAAACGTTATGTGAGTTGTCTGAAGAATCCCTTGATAACATGGAGTGTTATTATGCAGAACAATACGAATCATATGTATGGCAGGGTGGATATAATCAGACAGAATGCGGACGCGGCAGACCATATGATTACAAGACGAGAGAGGAGACGAAGAAGAAGATGGGAGAGGCCCAGCGTGGGAAAGTATTGAGTGTAGAAACGAGGGCGAAGATTTCAGCATCAATGCAGGGACATACGCGATGTGTAGGACGTGTTGTATCTGAAGAGTCGAAGGCGAAGAATCGGGCGTCTCAGCCTTCACTTAAATTGACCAATGATAACGTTCGATACATTCGTGAGAACCCCGATAAGCTAACCCAGAAGAAGCTTGCAGGAATGTTCGGAGTCTCGCGGGCCGCAATTTATTGTGTTATCGCCAATAAAACACACAAGGGTGTCTAGAATTTTATTCACGCGTTCTTAATAAAATGGATTCTAAGCCGAAGCCTACCCCGTCTGGTGTTGATATGGGCGATCTCGTGATGCGTCTCGTGAAATATTTTTTAGAAGGTTTGAGTGTGGCGATCGCCGCGTATGTCCTCCCCGGCAAGACGCTCAAGATGTCCGAGGTTGGCATGATTGCCCTGGTTGCGACTGCGACGTTCGCGATCCTCGACATCTACGCCCCGAGCGTCGGTGCGTCGGCCCGCACGGGTGCTGGATTCGGCATCGGTGCCGGGCTGGTCGGATTCCCGAGCGGCGGACTGAAGGTGTAAGCCAACGTCACGACACCTGTTGTAATCGCACTCGCATACGCACTCTGAGTATGCTGACCGACTGTCAACAATGCTGAACATGCGGGACTCGCAGTCAGAAACATCGCCTGGGCTAACTCCCGCAGCGTGTGCGGCATGCACATCTGGTTATGGGCTGTCATGGCCACATAATGAACTCCATAGTTCAATAGAACCGCCAGTGCGGCCTTAGCCGCCGCTTCCATTTACCCTTATCTACTATTCTTAGTATCAATGAATAACCCCTTACTCTGTTTTCAAGGTCGTTGGATGGAAGTTCATCCACGCCCTTATGAACCCGAACGCATGACCACGGATATCGCGTGGATACAGATCAAGGAGGAGGTATCTGCTGAGGAAGCCTATCGTATCTGGTATGAAAAACAACGCACAATTTCTCGCTTCTTTCAACAATGTGGATCGAAGCCGCTATCATCCTCCTCCTCGCAGTGATCGCATACCGTTTCTGGAAGACTCAACCGAAGCGGGAGATTGCGGCGGACAAGGGACGTCTCTATTTCTTCTACACAACCTGGTGCGGTCACTCGAAGAAGGCCATGCCAGAATGGGAGAAGATTAAGGCAGAGCTCAGCACATCGCCAGTGTTCGGCAAGACAACCGTTGAAGCTGTGGATGTTGATGCAGAGAAGGACCCGAAGACCGCGTCACTCTACGAGGTCATGGGCTACCCCACGATCAAGCTCGAGACCTCGAGTGGAATCTACGACTTCAACCGGGGTATCACTAAGGACGCTGTCTTTGCCTTCCTTCGGGACACGCTTGGCAAAGAACCTCATCGCCTGTAATTGACCCGCTTCGATCATGCGAGTCTTGTCTTCGTCCTTCAACTCGTCGAGGATGTGAATTCCGTCAATGTGTAGTCGCAATGAATCATTGTGAACCCGAATCGAGCGAAGACCTGCCCACAGTGTACGAACCATGTCAAAGATGGAAAAGGATTCCAGCGTAGATGGGAAGATAGCCTGTTTGATGTGTGCGATGTCAATCACAAGAGTGCCTTTCGGGACAACGTCGTACATGTTCTCCGCATAGACACCGCCGTCAAGATACAGTTGATTGTGAATCACCTGAGGGTGATAAATGAACGGAAGGCAGCACGATGCTTTCAATGCAGCCAGAATGGGAATGTTTCCGGTCAACATCGTTGGCTTTTGTGTCGTAATGTTCGAGCTTAAGATGTAGAGCTTCTGTGGGGCATCCGAGATGACCTTTCCACGCAGATCGATGTTCGCAGCATCAAAGATTGTAAGGAACAACTCCTCCATCAAATCCATCGTAAACAACCCCTTTTTCTGCATGAAGGCGAGAATCGTCGCATGCCGAAACGAAGGCAAGAAGCCCGACGTGTTCATATATTTCATACAGACTTCCTCTCCTTGTTTGTATGTCATGCCGAAGGCTATACCTGTTGCGATTACTGCACCGACCGAGCAACCGTAAATACCATCCGGAAAGACGAGTCCCTGTCGTTCCTCAATTTCTTTCAATGCCCCTAGAATCAGGAACCCACGAATCCCTCCACCTCCGAGTGCAATCGAACGGAACATTCTAGTTGATAAGAACAACGATGCTGAAAGCTAAAGATGTATGGCAAGAACAAGAAAATCAACGCGAACGTCGTATGTCAGCGATGCGACCAGTGTTAGGACAGCTATACGCCCAGATCAAAAGGCACGCCATCCATTCGCCGGATGCACCGTATATCGTGTTCGAAATTCCAAAGTTTGTCTTTGGATATCCATTGTTTCAGTTGTCAGAAGCCCGCGAGTACCTGATTGCTACATTGTCTGAGTCTGGATTCAGCGTGTGGCCCGTGAACAACGAATACCTACTGATTGCGTGGACAAAGCAGCAGACACACCGTGGACGCCCGACATTGCTCACGAACTATCGCCCACAAGTCTACGATCCA